TGATCTTCAAATAGAGGAGGTGGTAGAATGACGAGTGACAGAAAAGTATTGGATGCAAAATATAGGCAGTCCAGAAAAGATAAAGGCTATATCAGGATTCATAAATGGATTCCAACGGATTTTAAAACGACAATTTATCCAATAATTGATCTTTTAGCCTGTCATTACGAAGACTCTGAATCTACTACGGATTTTCATGATTTTATTCGAGATTTACAGCGTGTAGCTAAAAAAATTGAAGAGGAATACGGGGTGCAGAATGATTGATGCTTTAATAGTTTTTGCGGTCGGTATTGTAACAGGGATTGTTATAGAAAAATTAGATCAGCATGAATCAAAAGAGTTTAAGAAATTTCAAGATAGGTGGAATGCTTGTAAGATGGGGTATTTTGATTATGAAAAATCAGATGACAAATAATAAAGATATTACAAAAGAAGAATTTTCCGAAAAATTAAAAAACGTTCCTTATGAAAAAGAATTTAAGGAATTCTTAGAAAGGACTATGACTGAATATATAAATGTTACGGTAGGTAATTTATTTGGCACATTTAACATCAAAATTGATGAGAAAGGAATTGGCCATATTACTAAAAAATCTAGATAGAGAGATTATTCATGAACAAAAAGACTAAGGAGCCTTATCATAAAGTAAAAGAAAGGATGATAAGGCACTCCAACAAGATGAGAGAAAGAGGGTTTATTTACTTGCGTAGGTGGGTACCTGCAATATTTAAAGAAAAAGTCGATCAATTTATAAAGGGGTTAAGCAATGATTGAGTTACAAGACAATAGAAATAAATTGGTAGCTGCTACGGCAGTTGTTGGGATTTTGGCAGCTGGAACGTTTACCGCTGGCTTTACGATGATGTATCTCGATTACATTAATTACAGTGACTTTTTCTCTGGCGTTGGGCTAGGGCTGTCTATTGCAGCGATGCCTATATCAGTTATTGGATGTGTTGCAAAGTATGGGCTTTTTAATAAGCCATCTGATGATTTGGAATCGCCAAAGCTGTCTGAAGACGACTATTTGATTAATAGGTTTTAGATATATGAATCTCGCTGCATTCCGGTGGATGCACGGGCTGGATAGCTAATCCTAAACCCAGTTTATCATGATGACTATAGCGTTATGGTAGCAGGTTCGACTCCTGCCGAGATTCTCCAATTTGTAAAGTGACATGGTTATTTGTATGTGCCAATGAGAGCGCGAGCCGGTAAGCGGTCACGAAATCCGGCAACCTAAATTTATATGAGGAAATTGTAATGGAAAATTTAGATACTGTTATAAAGAGAAATAAAGAATTTGAAGTGCACAAATTAAGCGATATTGGGCTAGAGAAAGCAGGTTTAATAAGAGATCTATTTGATACATTTTTGACGGCTTTAGAACAACTGTTAACAACATCAACTTCATCCAGAGAATTTAGTATAGTCAAAACGAAGCTCGAAGAAGCTTGCTTTTTTGCTAAAAAATCAATGGCTATAAACTTATCAAACCAAAAGCAGGGCGAATAAAATTATTGTTTGAATTATCTATTTTTTCAGCTATAATGAATTGTGCAATCCATTTATACTGACGCTGCAATATGTGTCTTTTATAGATGAAAAAACCCGTAAGGCTCTCTTAAAGTTTTACGGGTTTTTTTCGTTTATCCATCTCTGTGCATTATCCCGCATAATTTATCTTGACTTTTCATCAAAACGCCAATAGCTTCCGAAATATCAATTACCATCAATTTGTATTTTTGTCGTTTTAATTTATCTATTTTGAGGATTTATGATGAAAGTCAAGAAAGGTTTGAAAGAAGATCGCCGCGAAAAAATTATGCACGGCAAAAAGAAAGAGACAAAAAAGGCGCATAAAAAGGAAAAGAAATAATGGCACGATATTTGGATGAATTCGAAACAGAAGTTTTACCTAAAGACATAATCCCTACTCGACAGTATTCAATTATCACTTCGAATATTGAAGGGGTTGTTGGAGGTATTATGCATCTTTATATTTCAAAGAGCTCTGATTTCTCAGAAAATGAGAAAGATTTTCTGGAAGAAAGCTTAAAAAAACTTACAGAAATTCGTGAAAATTTCACAGAAATGTTTAACGAAAAAATTAATGGTTAGAAGTAACTTTTTCATCTTCAGTTGCAGGAGTGGTACAAGATGGTAGCAACATCAACATCACATAAATTCAAGAAAGGTCAATCTGGTAATCCGGGCGGAAAAAAGAAAGGAACGAAAAACAAGTACAAGATGGACTTTTTGCAAACTTGTTGCGACGAAGGATTTAACCCATGCTTGGAGTTAATCAAGATTGTTAGAACAACAAAAAGTGACCATGTAAAGGTTACGGCGTGTTCGGAAATTGCGTCATACGTTGCACCTAAGCTAAAAGCCATAGAGCTAACGGTTGACGAAGCGGTCGAGAGGTTCCAATTGAACTTTAATGTTATTCAACCTGAACCGGAAACCTCAAACAAAGAAAATGACGGATTACAACGCAACAAAAACAGGTAGTCGTTTTCATCTTGATAATAGCTTTGTCAGGCTTTTGTTAGGCGGAATAGGGACAGGAAAAAGTGTCACGTGCATGATGGATATTCCAAGGCGTGCAGCTGAGCAAGAAGCAGCCAGTGACGGGATTAGATACAGCAGATGGGCAATATGTAGAAATACATACCCTGAACTAAAAGCTACTACGATAAAGACGTGGCTGGATTGGATGCCAGAAAGGATATACGGAAAGATGAGATATGACTCACCAATATCGCACCACATCAAGGTTGCAGATATTGACCTTGAAGTGTTGTTTTTTTCGTTAGCAAGTGACAACGATATCAGTAAATTAAAGTCGTTGGAGCTAACAGGAATTTATTTTAATGAGCTTCAGTTTTTTAGTGAATATTTGTTCGAAGAGGCTTTGGAAAGGTTAAACAGATACCCTTCAAAGAGATCTGGAGCAAGGATAACTTGGACTGGAGCAATAGCGGATACCAACCCGCCAGACGCTCAACACTGGATCTACAAAAGATTTGAGATAAAAAAACCAGAAGGGCAAAAGATTTTTAAGTATGTTCCGGCAATTTTAAAGGTGAATTCTTTGACCGACCCAGAAATGCTTCACGCAAGATCAATTGATGGAACGGTTTATATCCCAAACCCGGAAGCGGACTACGCACAAGTACAGCAGGCTGGGTATAGCTACTGGTTAGAAAACGTAAAATCTCACAATGATGACACAATAAAAGTAAACTACATGGGTCAATACGGAGTTGTTCGTAAAAACAAAAGGGTTTGGAATGAGTATAACGATGATCTTCACTGCAATGAATCCATTGGCTACGTACCAACTGTTGAGCTTGGCATGGGCTGGGACTTCGGAAGAACGCCAGCTGTACAATTTTGTCAGCTACACCCTAGCGGTTATCTCCAATACATTTACGAGATATGCGCAGAAGATATGAACCTTGATGAGTTTGTTGGTGAGGTTGTTATACCTTCGATGAACCGTAGATTTCCCAACTGGAAAAGATCATACGTCAGTATCGGTGACCCTTCAGGTGTCGCAAAAGACGCTATTCAAAACGATAACAGCTGCTTCGATATTTTAAGACGCCATGGGATCATCACAAGACCTGCATACACAAACGCAATCCGTCCAAGAATAGAAGCGGTGTCCTACTTCCTGAGAAAGATGTCTGGCGGTCGTCCAGGCATGATGGTTCACCCAGATTGCGTCATGCTAAGGCAAGGAATGAATGGAGAGTATTACTACAGGAGATTTCAGGTAGGAGACGAAAGATATAAGGAAGAACCAGAAAAGAACAAATGGAGCCATCCCGCAGACGCTGCTCAATACATTGCCACTTATTACTACCAATATTTCAAAAGAAATACCGATGATGAGATTCAATCAAAGCTAGACAATTCACTTAACAGTTTAATTTCATAGGAGATATACCATGTCAAAGAAAGAAACAGCAGCAGTAAAAGAGAAAAAGTTAATATCATTTTTGCCGGAAGATACAAGGATGGATCTTTTAGCCAAGCTTGAGGACTTAGGTATAGACGCAAGCAATATGGATGATGCAGAGATACTTAAAAAGATCGGCGATGTTGCCAAAGAAGAAAGAGAATTACGTGCACAAGAGTCTGCAAACAGTGCATTTACAACTGCCAACGCATATTGTTTGAGGGCAGAGAATCTAAAGGATAAAAAATTCGCATTGAGATTATTTGAACTTGGTGTTCCATCTATTTTTTGTGAAGCATTTACCGATGACGACAGTAAGCTTGAAGACCAAAAGATTTGGGAGAAAGTAAGTAAAAGTGGAATAGTGCAGTTTAAATCCACTGATTCTATTTTTGCCAAACGAAATGACCGACCGGCTAGGTAGTGTGGAGAGATAGATAATGAAGCCCAGAACCGTTACATGGAAAGAGGTAAGCTCTCAAATAACTTCGTTTGAGTCTTCGTATGCCAAGAATAAAGAGCGCGCACGAAAGTTTGTGAAGTTTGCTATCCCCGGAGATCAGTGGGATGACGGTCAGGAAAACAAAAGAAGAATTGCGAACAAAGAATCGATGGTTTTCAATCTTTGCCTTAAGCAGCTCACAAGGATGCGAGCGCAGGCTGAAGATATTGAGTTTAGTGTTGATATTTCCCCTACAAACAAAGAGGTTCAGGAAGATGTTGCCGCGTCTACAGCGTCAAAGCTTCTTTTGAACTCGATTGTTCTTGGGGGAAATGTAACGAGAAACAACAACGACGCATTAGAGAAATGCTGTGAAGCTGGATATTCTTTCTTGGAAGTCAATTTTGCTAGAGAGAGCGAGAAAACCTTAAACTGCATCCCTGTTACTATTTTGCATAAAGATCCATCAATTGCGTTCTGGGATTTAAACGCAATGGATCCCACAAAGATAGATGGACACTTTTGCGGGATTAATAAGGTGCTTTCTAAACGAGAGGTTATTTGTACTTACCCAATTCTTAGAGGCCCGGAAAAGGAAAGCTATTACAATATCACCGCAAGTTACAACAAAGTGGTTGATTATTGGTACAGGGATAAAACACTTGCCGATTTTGTTCTGCTCAATACGGGGATTTACAAAAGAAAAGACTGCTTGACGGTTGACGATGAAAGTAATTTGATGACCAAGCAAGGTGCTGCAAGGTATGAGAGCGACAATTCAATTGACGCTGGAGATCTCCCTCTTGTCAAACAGGATTACATTAGCTGTATATACTTTATGCGTTTTCTTAATGAGAAGGTTTTAGAAAACCCAAAGAAATTCCCGCTGGATGATTTACCGCTAGTGTTCCACCACGGTCTTACTTTTTGGGACCCAGACGACACTGACTTCACGATGCCGCTGGTCTATCCAATGGAAGGCGCGCAAAAGCTTCATAATTACTTAAACTCTCAGGTAGCAACTCAGGCCAAAAACATCAGTGCAGACAAGTATTTTCTTGGCTCTGAACATGTCGTTACGCAACAGGCAAAGCAGAATGCAAAAAAAGTTAATACGCATGAAGGCGCACTGATATTTGATGGGAACGTAGGAACGATTAGAAGGGAAAGCGGCGGACAATTATCACAAACGTTGCTAGAAGCAAGCCAGATGGTCAAGGCTGAAATGGATGAAATTGGCGGCGCGATGATGGAAACACAAAGTGCTCAGAACGCAGTAATTTCTGGCGTAGCACTTGATAAAATTACCCGAAACATGAATGTGTTCAACAAGCACATCATTGGTAAGCACATCGTTTTTGTAAATACAATTGGGAAGTTATTCAAGCAGATGATCCCAAAGATCATCACAGAACAGCGAACCATGGTGTCAAAGAACAAGGATGGCAGTGGTCAGGTGATTATTATCAATGAGGTTTTGCCTACTGGTGAGATCAAAAATAGCGTAAAGGATTTTACAGACAACTACGACTGGAGCATTTCAGCCAGTCCAGACTTTACTATGCAGAAAGAAAATACAGTCAGATACCTTTCTCAAATTCTAAGCTTAAATCCACAACTTCTGACTTTGTTTGGCGATATGTACGCAAGATGCCTTGATACGCCAGACGCAGGCGAGCTTGAGAGAAGGTTTGCATCTCAAATTGATCCATCTCTGATTCAATTCTCCCAAGGGATGATCACTGAGCAACAATACAAAGAAGCTCAGCAGCAATCGCAGCAACAGAAGCAGCAGCAGCAGGTTGAAGCTTCACAACTTGATCCTCAGGTTCAGGCAGCTAACGCCATGGCATCTGCTGAGCATAGGAAAGCTGCTGCAAAAGAACAGGATTCTATTACCAATCGACTTAAAGTCCTTGAAGACAGTGTGCAGGAAAGAAACAAATTGATTGTCGCATTGGCCAACCTTGCATCTAAATCCAACCAATTTGAAAAGCAGCATGCTAATGAACAGATACAAACTCAGCTTGATATCAATGATCAGATGATTAGCAGCTTCAAAGATGCAGCGGAAAATGTTGAGAGTCAGGTAAGTCAGCAAGATCAACAGAATCAGCAAAACCAGCAACAGCAACAAGGTGGACAGCCGCCACAAGAACAGCAGGGAGGCATGGACAATGCAGCAGCCACAGCAGACTGAAGCATGGATTGATGTTCCTCACGGTACTGGAACTTTGCCGAACTGGGACATAAGGCTAGGATATCCTCACCTTTTAAATTGGTTTATTGGTGAAAGCGGAAGTGTTTACTGTACACCGGGATTGGTTCCACTATCCCATCCCGGAGAGTGCGCAGGAGCGAGAGCAATACTCAGATCAGAATTTGGAAACGGTTCCTATTTTGTCGTGACAGCTTCGGCTATTATTCAGCTTTTTAACACAGGCCAAACAAAATTAATCAAAGAGATCACTAATAGTGGTAAAGCTGTTCAGATGGCTGAAAACCTTCAGAAGCAGGTTGGGATTGTTGACGGTAAAAACTTTTGGGTTTATGACCAAAACGCAAAAACAATAACGACAATGGGCGAAGAGAATGGATTTGCCTTTAAATCACCAATATCATTAATTGTATTAAACACTTTTGGTATTATCTTGGACGAAGAAACAGGAACATGGGGCCTAACTGACCCAAATAACATGCTACTTATTTCTGCATTGGATAACGTTCCACAGATAAGTGATCAGCTAACTAAAGCCGTAAGCCTTGAGACTTTAAGCGACAATTTATACATTTTCGGCACAACAGGTATTGAAAGATGGGTTCCTTCATCTGCAAACAATCAATATCTTTTTCCGTTCACTAAAGACACAAACTACCGTCAAGATTTTGGCGCGATAGGAACGAACAGCATTGTTCGCGGATTTAGTGAAATTTACTTTTTATCTTCAAAATTTTCTCCTATGAAGCTTTCTGTTCAAGAAGGATTACAAGAACTAAAGACAAGAAACCCAATAGGGATATCAGGAATAGCAAGAATCATTAGCCAGTACACAGACATCAATAAATGCGAAGGCAGTTTTTACTCTTTTAAAGACAATTATTTTTATTCAATGACTTTTCCTGAATCAGGCAATAACTGGACATTTTGCGCTAACTCTTCAACTTGGGCATGGAATGATGACAATTTCATCTCGACAGTTGATAGCGGTGAAGTTGTGGCAACAAGAAACGGTGTCTATAGGTTGAGCTTAAAGCCATCCTCTAAAAGACGAGAGATAAGAACAGAAAGAATTACAAAATATAAAGGGCTTTCCCCGTCAAGAAACATTCTTAATGGATTTGAAGCAAATATTGTTCAAGGGCGATTACAGGCAAAAGAGCCTCAAAATCTTGAACTGACAGTTTCTTTCGACTCACACAGTTGGTCAAACAGCGTAATCAGAAAAATAGGATTAACGGGTGAGAGGAATAACAGAGTTGTTTGGAACTTTAGCCGAGCAGCACCAGAGTTTACTTTTTTATTGAGATATCAGGGCGACCTTGATTTAACGATAGAAAAATTACGCGCAATTATTAAATAGGAGAGCTGGAAATGTCACAAGAAAATGAGTACACAGACGCAGAAGTAAAAGAAACAGAAGGAGCAGCCGAATCTCAAAATGAAAGCCTTTCAGTTGAACAGCTTAAAAAGTCTCATAGTGTTCAAATGAAAAAGATGCGTGAAAACAATGAAGCAAAAGAAAGAGAAAACAAGCTTTTAATCGAAAGATTGAATGACCTTGAAAAAAAGGTTAATTCTGGAACAGCAACCCAGAACCAAAACTTGGAATATCAGCAAAACTTAAAAGCTTTAGGTACTGCAGAACAGAAAATAGAAGAAGGGACACTTAATCCTGACATGATACAGGCATTTGTAAAGCACCAGATGGCGCAAGAAAAGCTGGCTGATAACCTGAAGGATGCAACTACTAAGGACGAAGAGTTTAAGGAGTTAATGCAGAAAAATGGTCAGATGGATCCCCAAGACCAAAAGATTAACTTGTATGAAGTCTCCGAAATGGCAAAGCTTAATATTAAAAACCCATCTGCAGTTGTTAAGCATCTTCTAAAGAACGACAAAGATGCACACATTATGCGCTTGGCTTTTGAGAACTCAGCGATGGATAACGGGCAAAGTTTTGCGAACATGATTTATAATTTGAGCGAAAAGATAGATGCAAAGTCAGATTCGCCTAGACCAAGCTCTTATACGCCAGCACCAAGAATGTCTGACGCTGGTCACTCAGATGATTTTGAAGAGGCAGATTATATTAAAAACAAATATAAATAATCATTGACTTTTGTATTTCTCTTAGATAGCTTCGGATTATCTAAAAAATAATAAAAATAGTCTCCTGATTTATTCAGAGTCGTCATCGTGTGACGTAAAAGGCATCGTCGTCTAAATCTACAAGACGTTAAAACCGGATATTTACTACTAACCGTTTAACGTTTTGGAGATTTAGCCATGGCTAATGCTACTGATGTATCTAATCTTATCGCCAAGAATATGGGCGAATTCTTTGTTCAGCAAAACCCTATATATAACACCGGAAACAAAAAGTACGTCGAGCAATGCACGCAACAGATGTATGCAACTGGCGGCAGAATTGGTATAAAAATCCCCGGTGCACCGCCTGTTCAGCGCGGTATGACTAACACGCCTTCTGGTCTATCAGATCTCGTTATTCCTTATACAATCACAGAAGATGACATTTACAGTGTTACACGTGAATTAAACGCGTATGAAGAAATCTTCGATATCATCGGTAAAGGCTCAGCATTAACCAAATTTAACCGTGAAGCTATCGTAGATAACTACGCATACCCTGCTTATCAAGCAATTGCTGGTGAAATTGAAAATACCGCTGCGTATGAATTTAAAACCACAGCTTATATGACTCCTATCGATGAAGTTGCAAAGCTTGGTTCTGTCAGCACATATTCTGCTATATCTTCTCTTGGCGTGATGTGTGATGTGATGAAGCTTGGATATACGGAACGTTATTTGATGATGAACCCGTACGATGCCACGCAAGTTGAAAACTCTTTGCAGAATATGTTTAACCAAGCAATCAATACAAAAATCACATTAAATTCTCGAATTGGCAGCCATGAAAAAGGTCGATTAGCTGGTTTCGATTTAATGAGATCTACCGAATTTCGTAAGCACGTTGCTGGCACGTTAGCTGGCCTTAGCGGTATTACTGTAGGTTCAATTTCTACCGATGGTACTACCTTGGTACTGAATGGTGTTCCATCTCTTACATCCGTTCTTGTCAAAGCTGGTGACAGAATTTCTATCCCAAGTGTTTACTTGGTTGATCCAATTCTGCATCGTCCAGTTAGCTACAAGCTTGTAGTGACAGCTGCCGCTGATGCTCTTGGCACAGGTTCGGGCACAGTTGCAGTAACCCTGTCTCATCCTTTGATCGTTGCTGGTGATCACCAAAACGTTCAGGCAATGCCTGCTCCGGGTGCTGCTGTTGCCGTTTTCCCAGACAGAAACATCAATTATGCGTATGTTCCTTCTGGTTTAAGCGTTACTCCTTTGAGACTTCCTCAGGTTCGTGGTGCGGATAACTCAACAAACAGCGGAGACTTAAAAGTGCCAGTCAATGTGTACATCCAAGGTTTGGTAAATGATTTAAATAACGTTTTCCGAATTTCTGCACTTGTTGGTATTTTGGTTCTTGCACCTTACGTTATTGAACTTCCAAGCATCGCCTAAGAGGGGATTTTTATGTCAAACGCATTAAATTTAACACCTCAAGGTGGCGTCTATTTGCGAACAGATATTGTTCAGGCTCAGTTGAGTCAAAACCAATCTCAGTTGCAACTAATCGCTGGAAATGCAGCCGTAGTTGATAATGATCCTCCAACTGCAAGGTTCGACGGATGCGGTAGAGCTTACCTATCTGGTAGGATCAAGCTATCTAACGCAACGCCAATAGCTGGTGCTCATTTATTTAAATTACCTGCATTTGCTTTGATTGAAAAGGACTCATACCTTTCAGTTTTAAAGAAAAGCGGCTCTACTTTTTCATCGGTTGGTCTGAATATATTGAACGGTGACGGAAGCATAGACTCTATCACCATAGACAACCCCGGCGCATATACAAGTATGCCAACAATTGGTTTAACGGGCCCCGGCTCTGGTGCTACTTTGGTTCCTCGTGCTTATGCAATCAGCGCAACACTCCAAAGCAATCCTACCGGCAATACAAGTTATGCTCCCGGAGATGATGTTTTTCTTTCAGACAGCTCATCTTCAGAAGTTGCTGCGGTTCTTAATGTAGATACTACAGGTGTTTACTCTGCTGCAATTGCAGCAGGTGGTGCCAACGGAACAAACGGTGCGCAGGTTGTTACAGGAACTACAGGAACAGGTACCAAGTTTACAGCTAACGTTACGATTACTGGCGGTGCAATTACAGCCGTCAACTCAATTGCAACAGCTGGGGAATACACTGTAAACCCAACCAACCTCGCAATAGAAACTGTGTCTGGTGCTGGAATCGAAGCTGCTGCTTTAATCGTAAGAATGAAGCCTGTAACACTTTCAGTTGTAACTCCCGGCAGTTACTTAGACTTCTCTACTCCAATCGGCCAATCAGGAACAACTCCCGGCGGCGGTGGCGGCTGTACATTCAACGTCACGTGGGGACTTTTGTCTATTGTTGCAACTACTCCAGGAACTGGTTACACAGATTCGTCTGCCGTAACAATTACAGGTGGTGGCGGCGCAGGCGGTGGCGCAGCAAGTCTAAATCTTTCAGGTGAAGGCTCTATTGCTCAAAGCGTTGGTGTTTTGGCTGTAGCAGCAACTCAAAATGATGAGCTCTACTTAGATGGAACAGTAATCTTTCTTAAATCCTATTGAGCCATGAATGATCGTAAAACAGCTGATAACAGATGCCATATACAAGTCACTACAGGATAGGGAATTAGATCCTGTAGTGAACTCTGGATATCTGCTGTGGGGATTAGAAGAGCTTAACAACATATTGGATGAATGGCGGGATAAAATCCCATACAACTCTGTCACAACTTTTAATGATGTTCAATCTTTAGAAAATAGCAGATTTACAGAAATTACAACGGTCAACTACGTGTTAAACAACACTTCTTATTCTTTGAAATCTGTAAATCTGACTAAGTTTAAGGAAATACAGCAAGTTATTGGACTGACTGGGTTTCCTTCATGTTACTACTTTGATGAATTAACGCTTGGCATTCAAGTTTACCCAGCTCCAAGTAATTCGGATTATCAGTTTACGGTCTGGGGTAAAGCACAACAGTTAAGCCTTGGATTGACTGACGAAATTCCGTTTAATATGCCGCGTTTTATGATCAATGCAGCAACATATGAGCTGGCCTTTAGGTTTGCTGCTGAATATGGCGCATTGTGGGACGCCAAAAAAGAAACAATCAGGAATTCATTGCTTAATAGCCTGATGACAAAACAAGTTGTTGATCTCAACCCAGACTTAAATTGTGTATTTGGAAATAGTGGCAGCACTGCGCCATTTCCTTACTTTTATTACATCAGTGGAGGCGGGCAATAATGGCTACTCCTCAACCAGTAAACATTCCAAAACCTCCAGACTCTCCAAATCTTCAGGAAATGCACGAGTGGATGCTCTCTTTTTATGGTTTTTATACGACAAACCACGCGACAGGGACTCAGGCTCCTTTTTTTTCTCAGACTCAATTAAACAAAATGGTTTCTGAAAATGACCTTGAGCAAGCCGGAAAGGTTTTTATGAATAACGACACCGGAACATTGAATGCGGCAACAATTGTGGCTGGTAACCTAGTAATGAAGGTACTTTGATATGGGATTACTAGACATGTTTGGCGGTGGTTCTGCCCCAAAATATAGAAGCAATAAAGACGCCTTCGATAGATTCGCTGGTGAGATGGATAACATGGGGAACAGATATCAAGGCTATGTTGATACTGGCAACCAAGCACGCGACAAATCCTTTGGCGAATATCAAAAGCTAATTGATGATCCAAACTTTTTGCAAGACATGGTAGCTAAAGGATATTCAGAATCTCCATACCAGAAGATGCTCTTAGAAAGAACTCAAAAAAGAATGAACATGAATTCTGCCAACACAGGAATGTTGGGCAGCGGAGCCGCAAACAGGGCTTTGCAGGATGAAATGATGAAGATGGGCGGTGCATTTCAAGATCAGTATATTGGTCGTGGGATGGACTCATACAAAACAGGATTAAGCGGATTAGATAGATTAACAGACCTTGGATTTAAAGGGCTGGGAGCGCAAGACAACCTGTGGGAACAGGCCGCTGCTGGCAGACTCAAAGGAGACATGAGCGAAAACGAAACACAGCAAAGAAACGCAGAAGCAGAGGCCGCATCAAAAGGCAGAGGGATTGGTAACCTTATTGGTCTTGCTGGCGGAGTGGCGGGAACAATGTTTGGAGGCCCTGTCGGCGGTAGAATTGGTTCCTCCATTGGCGGATCAGGCGGCGGTGGCGGCGGATTTAGCATGTCATCTCTAGCCAGCATGTTTGGCGGTGGTTCAGGAAATAATTCAGGCGGATTCTCCCCCAGCAACTACTCTAACGGTGTCTACAATTCTCCTCCCCCTCCTCAGCAACCTGCTGGCGGTGGCGGATTCAACATCGGAAGTTGGAGTTTCTAATGCAAGAAAGATCTGGCGGCGGGAAATATGGAATATGGGGAGTCAATGAAAATACTTCAAAGATGGACGCGCCAGTTGATCCTTTGCGCTATGGTATGGGCACAGCAAAGGGCATACAAGACTTCTTTGGCAAACACTACGAGAACAGACTCAACAGCGCAAAAGCTTCTCTAGAAGAAGGGAATCTTAAAAAACAAAACGAGACTTTACCTCAAGAAATTGCAGCGTTAAACGCAAAATATGGTGCAGACGAAAAGTATTATCCTCAAATTCAAGCCGCGAATCTCCAAAAAGAACAGGCAAATGTAAAAGAGATTATGGCGCGCACAGGGCTAAGTTATGCGCAGGCAAAAGTTGCCATGGCTCATCTTCCATTAATTCAAGCTCAGACTAGAAACGAAATAGGGAAAGGAAACCCATTAAATACAGCTGACGCATTATTTAAGGCATATCAAAGTGCGCCGCAAGGTTCAGATCAGCGCGCCTTATACGAAGGGCTGCTGGCAAAAGAAGTTGGGAAAGAGGGAATGCAGTTTCTTCAGGGTGGAGGCGATGGTGGTGGCTCAACCTCAACTTCTCCCGGATCATCATCTTCCGTTTCTCAAACGCAAAACGGTCAAATAGAAACAAACCCACTTGGCGGAGGCCCTCGAGCAACTTTTCATCAAGGATATGACCAACAAACAGGTCAAACGCTTGAATCTCCTACGACTACAAGTGCGGGTAGAAACCAAACCAGAAGCGAAGCAAATTCAGAATTAAATTATATTGCTCCAGAGTTACAGAAAGGATTCGCTCCATACATGGGAGCAATGGGATCTTTAAAATTAACCAAAGATTCTTTTATCGCATCAAATTCTCCAAACTCTCCTGCTGGAAAGGCAGCAGCTAAAAGGCTGGAAGCTTATTCATTGGCAAATAGGCTAAAGAGAGAAGCGGCAAACGTTATTTCAAGGCAATCGGCTGGACAAGCTCCGGGCGTAGAAGCAGCTAGAGAACAAGAGCAAAGCTCATTCGGATCTCTTCCCGGGCCTCTTGCGTCTTCATTCATCCCAAATTCGATACAACAATCATCTCTGGCTCAGTATTTTCCAATGCAAGAAGAGATGGCAAACAAAGCTATTGAGACAGAAAGAGTTGGATACCCGCAATCTGGTGCAACGCCTCAATGGGCTAACAGACAACCAAATTCCGACAGAGGATTTTTGGGAAGACCGACGGGGAATCCTAGCCAGTCAGCACCAGCACAATCTCCGCAAAATGCGCCGCAGCAACAGACCGAAATTCAAGACCCATCTTCTTTTTCATCCAAGGAAGAAGCTCAACAGTATTACCAGTCACTTTCTCCTGAGCAGAAACAAGCCTTTCTTGCTAAGTTGGGAGGCTAGAGTATGGCATACACTCCATCCCTATCAGACTTTGAGGCTCCAGCTCAAGGCGGTTACAAACCATCAGCCGCTGATTTTGAGCCACCTCAAAATGTTCCACGCATAACGCCTGCATCAGCAGAAACTCATGCGCCGTTGTCAACGAATGACAGAATGCTTGCATCTATGCTTAGGCAGCAATCCCCATTTGGAAAACAAAAAGAAACAGATCCGGGCGCAGATCAAAACGGATTGATTGAGAACATAGGCAAAGGGGTCGTTGACTTTATTCCTTCCATGCTTGTTGGCGGTGGAGCAGTAAAGGCAGCGTCAAAAATCCCAAAGATTGCAGAGCTTGGCGCAAAATATGCTGCAAAAAGTCCAAAGCTTGCGAAGATATTTGGAGCTACTGCCGCAGAAAATGCAATAGCTGGCGCACATGCAGGTGCAACTCATGCAGAAGATGGAGAAACAGGTGCAGCAACAGCAACTGGCGCAGGAATTGGCGCATTGTCTGGATTAATTAACCCAACATTAAACGTTCCTGCAAAATATCTTGCTAAGAAATATGCTCAAAGTGCAATCCCTGAATTTACAAAGAAAGCAACCGACTTGATCAAAGAAAAAACATTGCCTGTCAGCGATTACGCAAAACTGCTTACAGAAAGATATCTGGGTAAAGCCAATAAAAACCAACAGAACTGGGAAAACACAGGAAAACTTGCAGATACAATTGATCAGTCATTAACAAAAATGATGCACAAAGGCGAATATGATGCAGGGGGAGCCCCAATTCTTAGGGAATCCGTTGATTTCAATAATTCTCCATACCATTCGTATGTAGACAAATTCAAAGGAAAAGTTGGAGGCTTGGAACCCGCAAGGCAGGCAGAGCACGAGCACGCATTAATGCTTGCAGATAGAGCGAAAGAGATCGCACCACAAAGCTTTCGCGGGATGGTAGATTCTAGCAAAAACGTTAATAGGGACATGAAGGAATTCTTGGAGCAAAAAGGAATACCGACAGTAAATGCTCGCGCAAAAGATTTTCTTGGCGGACTCAAAAAGACAATCAGAGAAGACCTTATAAAAGCCAACGAAGGAAAGGTTGAAAAAGACTTGATGAGCGGGTTTAAAGACCAATGGGAAACCGCCAACAAGTCTCACAAAGAACTTCAGGATTTTTACGATTACGTACGGCCAAGCACTGGCAATATGGCAAAAAACAAACAGCTAAAAGATGCGTTTATGTCTGCGTCTGATAATTCTCCAATTGATGAAGCTGTCCTCAATAAATACTTACCATCTCTTACAGAAAAAGGCGTTAAAGGCACAGAAGGCTTAAAACATCTTGAGAAAATATTTGGAAGCAAAGACCTTGCGCAAGGAGCTGCAAAATCAGCTTTATTTAGAAGACCAATTGAGCAGGGCGCAAATACCGTAGATACCGCAGCGATTTATTCAAAAATGAGCCCGGCACAAAGAAGACAGGTATTTGGAGATTCAAAAGAAGGGAAAATGTTGGATGCCATTAACGATACCCGTCTTGAGTTTGGCAGAGAACCAGAAAAAACATTAGCAAAAATAGGTCATGGCGTAACAAGCCTTGGTGTCCCCGGACTTATTGGGTTTGGCGGCGCAATGGCAAGCGGAGATTCTTGGGATAAATCATTGCTGTATGGTGCAGCGACAGCGGCAGCATCCAAAGGAGTTAAGGGAATCGCAGGAAAAACTGCTACTCCTGCATCAGTTGCCAAAGCAATAAAAATGGGAAAAAACGGGATAAAAGTAAACCCAAAACTTTCCAATATGTTCCTTCAAGAAAACGCAAATCCTTACAGGAGAAATGATTAATGAGCGTAGAAACGTTTTACCCAATAAACACGCCTCTTATAAATTATTTCTTTTATAAAGCTCCATTTGTCAGCAGCTCTTTTGTGTTGACTAAAGTTAGCGTACAAAATGGCGGATCTGGATATACGGTTGGCGATGTCATCGTTGCTTCTGGCGGAACATTTACGTCACCAGTTACGCTAAGAGTCTCATCTGTTACTCTTGGTGCTGTGACTGGCGTAACAATTACAAGCAATGGGAAATACACTGTAACGCCAATCTTATTTACTCAAGCTTACAGCAGCGGTTCTGGAGTTGGTGCAACATTCAACAATTTGTCTTTTGTTGCTGATATCTTGCCCCCCGGGCCGAATATCCCTCTTGCGGGTGGATTCATTTATTTTTACGCAGACGAAGATCATACCTTAGAGCTTCCAACCTATTCAGATGTGTTTGACCCTCAGAATCCTGTGGTTAATACAAACCCAATCCAGTTGGGAGCCGCAGGTGACTGCCCTCTCTTCTATTTAGAAGACAGGCTTTATTACATTGTCATTACTGATTACACGGGCGACCAATCTAATCCCATTGCAACAATAAACCATTACAACCCAAAATCATCTTTGATCGGTGGCGCATACAATAACAACTTTATTGTTAACCCACAGTTTAACTATCCAATTGAGTTTTATAAAACAACCGATGAAGTTGGCGAGATTTCTCAGCCAGTGACTGTTGTCGCATGGGGATGCCAATTCATCGAAGATGATGGGACTCTTACGAAAAACTATGTCACTTTTGAAAATGTTCAAGGACAAGGAATTGAGGGCGATCCCATAAACCAGATTGTACTTAACTGCACGGTTGTTAGCGCATCTGAATCAAATAAAAACTTTAAGTGGAGATTGGGCCAGGCAGATTTTAGTGAAGGAAGCCAGCTTACTTTTTGCGCTCAGATGATCAATAAAAAGTCTGGAACAGCATCAGTAGACCTTGTATTGCAAACAGATTATGGTGATGGCGGTTCAGGTATAGATGAAGTGATACTTGAAAATTTTAGTGTCACAGGAACGAGGCAAAAGTTTGTCCATTCTTTTACGATGCCTTCAATTACTGGTAAAACCGTAGGAGAGGATAGCGGCTCTTATATAATGTTGAGGCCTGCGCTGGGGCAAATATGCCATATTGGTGCAACCAATATCATGACAGTCCCCGGCAATGTTGCAAACCCCATATTTGTTTCAGAGCCAACAGGATTCTCAAAAGCTCAAATTCTTGGCGTTTCAACAGATATAGAACATGCAGGTCTTGCAGAAAACTATTCATCTTATTATTACAAAGACGGTGAAATTTTCCCATATTCCGATACTGCAACAATTTTCCTGCAGCCAAAAGTAGAGAAAACACCTTTTAGGGAAGAATGCCTTGGCAGTGAAAGATTCGTAAATGGATATTCCGAAAGCGGAATCCCATACAGAAGGCTATATAACGTTATAGGTACAACTTTTGGCGGTTCAGGAAGCCTGATTGCTGGAGCCAGAGGAAAAGAGGTAAGCTTTGAAAGCTCGGTTGGAGCAAGAGAAAATAGCGCATATACAGCAGGAACAACTTCATTCGTTGTTACTAATACATTGAAGGGACTTGCTCTTGGTATAAGTATTGTCAACAACAACGACAACACGGTGACAGCTACATTTTTTGATGATTTCGCTCCAATGCAAACAATACCTGTATTTCCTGTAGATCCCATTGGAAATCAAATATTTAAACCATCCTCTTACAGTAACCAAGTTGCTGCATATTGGGGGACTATTGACAATAGAATCAATCCAGAAAATATCACTATAAATACAACAAACTCGGGGAGCGTTTCTACAAAGGCTGTTTTCACCATCTCGTTTGATTCTACGGAAATTTCTGATTACCAGACAAAAACTGTTGCAACAAGCGATGGTTCTGGAAGGCTTATTACATCAAGCTTTATTGAATTTGCAAGCGTTGGAAATAATGTCAGGCAATATGGCGGCGCAGGTACAGCAACAGTCAACCAGCTTATTATGTTTGCTTTAGATGGCGTTTTAAATCCGCAAATCGGGATATATTCCTTCTACAACATAGGAAATCTTGCCAACACGATTGTAAACTTTAAAAAAGATCTTTCGCTTCAGCAAAACATAAAAACATTTGTCAATACCGTTGCGAATCCATTCGTTTGGACAATGGATGTAAACGCTATTCCAACAGCGGGGCAGTATTTTCTGTACTCATCTCCAACCGTTGATTACTACGGATGGTTTAAAGTAAACGGCGTTGGAACTGATCCTGCAATATCAGGAAGGACTGGCGTTGCAATAGAAACTTTCACGGGACAGACGGAAGAGCAAATCGCTCAAACGATTGCAAACACAGTTAATACCGCGTCTTTTTCCCTTCCATCCTTATCTGATCTTCCAGCATTAGTGGCAGATTCTAAAGTATCTTGGTTTATAAACCTGTAGGAGCAATTAAATGACAAGCACTCTAGTCCCATTAAACATCGAACAAAACAATGCGAGCGTTCCATATTTCGCAAGCATGACTTGGAATTATGAAAACTCGGACATTCTGGTAACGCCAGCCGCAGTGGCAAACCTAGATAGCCGACTTACTTTTTCATACATACAGGCTTTTTATAACTCTGGCCTTACATCTACGCCAACACTTGCAATTTGGAGCGGTAAAAGAAGACCAGATGGATCTCTTATTCTCAATGAGGTTCAATTTGCGTTTAGCGGAGACAGAGTACAAATAAAAGGCATAGCCATTATGTCTACTGGAACAGATATAAGAGATAAAACCGTTTCATCTCTTGCGATTAATCCCGCGTCTCCAACAAATAGTTTTTCAAAGGTTAAAGGATGGGGAGGAATGTATTAATCATGGATATTAAATACGGTGATATGCCAATTAACCCAAGCCTTATTACGCCATTTAACCCAATGGTCCCAGACGCATACCAAGATACAGTCGGAAACAACTATTTCGACACGTCCGGGCTTCCATACACAGATACAGGAGATTAGTAATGCCAAGGTTTGACGCGTACGATTTAGAAACCCCGCAGGGAAGTGACATTTTTCCATTTCAGAGACCACCTTATGACGATGGTGATTCGTTTTCAACCTCATTTGATGGAGTGAAGGAATTTTTAGGATTAAACGCTCCAGAAGACAGCGTATTATTTATTGGCCCTTCAGGCGTAACATCGAGTACCGATTTAAAATACGATGATACCGCGAAGCTGTTAACGATCCCTGCATTAAAAATTACACCGATGACAACGCCGGGTGTCTTGCACAATGACAACCTTGGTGAAATTGCATCTAGCCTAATAGTGAACGTGGACATTGCATCTAATGCCGCGATCGCCGATTCAAAGCTAGCAACAATATCAAGCCCCGGAAAAGTGGCAAATACCGCGACGACCGCCAACTCTGGAAACAGCGCAAGCTCAATCGTAGCAAGAGACGCATCAGGTAACTTCGCTGCAAATATAATTACTGCAAACCTAAACGGTACAGCATCGGTTGCTGCTGTAGCCATAAACTTTTCAGGTCTTTTGGCAGGAAACGTTACAGGGCCTCAAGGTGCCACTGTTATTGCAAACGATGTAGTGACAAATACAAAACTCGCCAATATGGCTGCCAATACGATAAAAGGCTCCGTAGCAGGTGGAGACCCCGCAGATCTTACTGTTGCTGAAGTAAAATCAATTCTTGGAATAAGCGGCGGCGTTACAATTGCCAATACACAGATTGGTTTCGGCAATTCATCGAGTAATTTAGTTGGCAGTTCAAAATTCACTTGGGATGATGTCAACCAAGTTTTGCAGCTTTCGAATGGTTCTGAAATAAATTTAGGAACAAGTGTTGGCAATAGGAAGCTTGTATTATATAGCACATACAGTGATGACTTTAGATTCTTTGGGCACGGGATTTCCGGCGGAACTCTGAAGCACAGAATTGACGGAACCACAGGGAAACATTCATTCGTATGCGGCGTCACATCTACTACAGAAAGAGAGTTGCTCTCTATTGGTGGAAACATGCAAGTTTCAACAATGGCTGGCGGAGGATTGGTTTTTGGAAATTCTACGTCAGGTTATGCTCCTTCAGTTTTAGATTTTTATGAGAGGGGAACAACTTTAACGTTCGCACTCTCTGGCCCATGGGCTGCACCAAGAAATCTTAATTTTACTTTTTTAAGGATTGGCGGAATAGTTCTTGTAACATGGCCAGACCTTGCTCCTACCGCTGTGACTGTTGCGGGGCAAACAATTAGCTCTGCTATTGCGCCTGGCAGTGTTTTTATTCCTGCAAAATTTTCTCCAACAATAGACCCCGTGTCTCCAATTCTTGTTTACAACAATGGATCGACTGGCTCTGCGGGTGACATTTCATCTTCAAATGGAGCAAACGGAAGATTTTTCAGCATTAGAAATTATGGTGGCACTGTATTTACTGGAACCGCTGGAATTACTGCTGGCTTTGCTATTTGGTACGTATAATCATAGCAAGTTACTTCATACACTTTAATTGGGGAGCGAAGAGAAGCAAAATGAAAATAAAAGACGACTTAGAAGTTCATTCTGGATTTATTGAGGAATTGTTTAAACTTACCGATCATCAAAAAGAAAGACTCGATGTTATCAGCGAGAAAGTATCGCTTCATTCTTACATGCTGAATGAAACAACGAAAAACAATGTCGATATTTCTAAAAATTTAAAAGATGTGAGAGACAACATTGATGCCATCAACCATGACTACCTTAAGAAAAGGTCAATCATGGATTTCTTTCATGACCTTTTTAACAACCCAAGGATGCTAGTTTTTGGAAGCATCCTGCTTATTGCCCTATCTACATTTGTGGCATGTTTTGAGGAAGTTTTTAGACACTTAATCCCGAGGATATTCTGATGCCAAAATTTTCACAAAGTTCAATTGACCAGTTAAAAACTTGTCACCCAGACCTTCAAACTCTGGCCTATGAGGTTATTAAGCACTTTGATTGTAAATGCACTGAAGGACATAGAGGAAAAGAGGCGCAAGACAAAGCATTTGCTGAAGGAAAGAGCCAAAAAAGATTCCCGAATGGTAATCACAATTCATTTCCTTCAAATGCGATGGACTTATATCCATATCCTATTGATATGAAAAACACCAATAGATTTTACTGGTTTGCCGGCTTCGTTATGGGTGTTGCAGAAATGCTTTATTTAACTGGCAAGATGAAGCACAAGATTCGATATGGTGGTGACTGGGATGGCGACAAAGACATTACAAACCAGACGTTTTTCGATTTAGTCCACTTTGAGATTATTTTATGAGCTGGCAATCGATATTAAAAGTGAGAAGAGAAAACTACGACGAGCATAAGCATGAGATTCGCTCTGGCGACATAATATTGTGTTCTGGCAGCTCTTTGTTCTCAAACCTAATCAAGAAATTTACGGGATCAAAATGGTCCCACGTTGGCTTTATCCTTAAGATCGATAAGATTGACCGGATTATGGTCATGGAGAGCGTAGAGTCTATTGGTGTTCGTGCTGTTACGCTAAGCTCTTATTTAAGCAACTATAATGGCTCAGGGAAACCATACCCCGGAGAAATCGTAATCGCTAGGCACAAAGATATGAAACAAGATTTCATAGATGGGTTATCCGAAAAAGCCGTAGACCTTCTCGGGCATCAGTACGATAAAAACGAGATCATCAGGATAACTGCAAGGCTTGCAGCATCAAACATCGCAGACCTTTCCTGTGATATCCCACAGAGAGATAACGAGTACATCTGCTCTGAATATGTCGATGAGTGTTATCGCTCTGTGGGCGTTGTTGTTAAGCCTAACTGCGGGTTTATTTCACCCGGTGATTTTGCTAATGACGAAAAAATATACCCTGTCTTTTCTGTGTGAAATTAAAATACACCTAATAACCGCAATAAAAAAACCACAACCAAAATTGACAAGAATGCGCCGCACGCTTCATAACCCCATCCACGGCTATAAGGCCATGCTGGCACAGAGCCAACCATTAGAAGGACTAAAACGATAAGTAATATTAAGCTGATTGACATTGTGTTTCCTTAAGTTTGTATTTCGGGTAAATTATAACTTATTTGCAACTATTATCCTATAACGGCACGTGTCTTGAATAAAAGTAACATTGTCATCATCTCCATCCTCAATAGATGATTCAAAAAACGTTTCAGAAAAAGATTTTGAAGCATAATTTATAGCTTGTTGTTTTTCATCAAAAACTCCAATACAAACTTCATCATTACCATCTTCGTCCATTTTCTTTAATAATATGTATTGCAACATTGATCAATCCTCGTAGAAAAAATCTGGTAAATTTAAACCCCAATACTTCCCCATTTTTATAATATTTCGCTTATGAGAATCGTCAAGATCTGAAAACTTTATTTTTTGACCATCTGAAGTTTCCCAAACTCCGTTTTTTGCATTTTCGTTTATTTTTTCCTGAAGCTCTCCACGGCAAGAAATCCAAAGTTCTGAAGCGAGGTATGCGTCATTTGAAGAATCGCTCATCAATCACTCCTCAAATACTTTAAAAAATTGTATACCCAATTCTAAAAGTAATGTCATCCCAAAAACAACTGTTGTATATTGAGTCCAATTAGAAGGAAAATAATGTTTAACGGCTATAGTATAAATAATCATTGGCATAAGGCATAGAATAACAGCCAAAATTGTCTTGATAATTCTTTTCATAACTCACTCCTCATCTTTTACCCATCTATTAAAATAGTATTTTTCAAGTTTTTCTATTAACTCTAATTTATCTTTTTTGTGGTCAATCCAACATCCTCTTGGGGATGTCCCATAATCACACCAGTCTGCATGGCACAAAATAGATTGCATGAGTTCAACATATTGATCTGGCAGATCAAGTTCTTTTGCTATTTTAGTATTAAATTTTCCCTCTGATATGAGCTTAAATATATTAATTAAATCCTGATCAATTTGTGAATTATATGCAACACAATTTATCTTTGCTTCATCTTCCCAAAAATCCCATTCTTGGTTATCCGACATCACTCACTCCTCGTACTTGACCATGGCTTGGTAAAACCAAGTTGTTCCGTCATATTCGACAGATACGCAGATACCCCCTTGTAAAACATATCCATCAGATATATTTTGTAGCACACCTATGGTTAGGTCTTCTATGTTATCATTCATTTCTACTGTATAATCAACAATCTTTCTTTCAGTCATCACAATAAACCTCCATTAATTTGCCGTTACCATCTGACTTGAATCCAATTTCTTTATCTGTTGAGTCCAACAAAACTCTGCGAAATGTCCCATCTTGTCGTATCATAAGAATTGGTGAATCATTAGCCATTACATAAATTCCTTCGCCACAGTTTTCCTCACTTAATTCCAAAACAACAGTTCTGTCTTCCGGTTTTTTGGTTGTCAAAATCATACTATTTCTCCTTAATTAATTTTAATTTACCCAGTCAATAATTTCTGTGCAATTCCCGCACCTGAAGTCTCTTGCGTTCTCCAGACAGATTTCGCTGTCGTCTTCCATCCGGTTGTTTTTGTACGGAATCTTCATGTTTTTATCGTAATACGCATGACAGTGTTTGTGACCCTGAAGAGCCCAATAACAATATTCTCCTTTTCCTTCTTCATTAACTTTAAATGTTGAATCAGGGTCTATAAAAATAATATCATTGTCGTATCTCATCATGTATGTTTCAGTAACAGTCTGTTTTTTCACGCAATCCCCTCCTTTTTCAAAACGTAATCCACGAAACTTGAATAATGTATATTATTAACATAAAAGCTTCCGTCTTCTTTTAGCCTGAAGATTTCTTCGAATTTATGGGTATAGTCATAAAATACTATTTTTCCGGGTTTTTCGTTAAAGTTAGGTTCATTCATCAGTTGCCTCCTCAATTGGCTTCCCGCAGTAGGGACAGTACTTGAATTTTTCATGTTTCTTAAAGTATTGGCTAACTCCACAATCTGTACGCCAAACACAAATAGTTGCATCTTTTTGAGTTTTCGCGCTACAATCTATAGCGAAAGATAAATCCCACTTACATGTTTCTTTTAAAAGCTCTTCGCAGACGGATTTAAACATTTTAATGTCTTCTTTTTTGTCAAAAAACATCTTTGCCTTTATATGTTCTCGAGTTAGAGTTTCAATCATTCTGATCATCCTTCCACTCTCATAGCGGCGTCTATGGCCATTCTAAATGTATCGTCAGATGAGATTAACTGATCCTCTTTATAAAAATTGATAGAGCGGCAGCATGAGCATTTAATGCCCCCATCCGGTAGTGCAGGAAAAGAATTCACTATTTTTATTTCAGAACCGTCCAATAAACTCTCAATAAAATCCATCCGTTCAGTGTCGGTGATTTCTTTATGCAATTGTTTATCGATAGATTCCTTAATATTTTTTACCTGCATATCCAATATCATTTGGTTAAATCTATTCTCGGTTCTTAATGCGCTTTCGCCAATATAACTTAATTTATGTTCAATTTTTGTAATTTTATTTTCAAGATTAATTAAATATTCTAAGATTAAGTTACTGTGCATCTTTCGCCTCCTTATGGCATACAGGACAAGATTTTAAAGTGTCTGTAAAATATTGCTTGCAATCAACGCACCTAAATATATGTTCAATTTTTCTATTTTCTGATTTATGAAAATCATTCCCACATAGACTCCCTGAGAATTTGGTGTTCTTCTCGCCTGTTCCGCATTGAGGGCATTTGCTAGTTTTAATGGACAATTCAGGATAATAGTCAGGATAGTAATGCTCAATCATAAGCTGAAGATGATGTATTGCTTTTTCTAAATCCTGTTTACCGTTTTTATCTTCATGTCTCATTACATAATCAATAACAGCTGTTTGTGCTCCTGTGAGACGGTTGATTTCGCAAAATATCCAAGGCTGTATTTTGTACTTTTTATAATGGCTTCCGCCAACTTGTTCGTTGAGTGCGCTCATTTATAAAATTCCTTCGGATTTATTCATTTCTTCCGCAACTTCATTTGCTAAGACAATCATTTTATCCCACACAATTTGAATCAAAGGCCATTGACATGGGCCGCCATTATGAGTGATCAAGAGTTTGTTTGCTCCAAACCAACCATAAGAATCTCTACCATGACAACATCTACGACGCAGCACTGAAATCTCAAAGCTTTCTCTGTCTGCTTCACCCTTTACATCAACAATCCATTCATTTGGGTTTTCATTTTCTTCATGCGAATGATCGCATGGAAGTTTAAATGACCATTTAAAAACATTATCTTCTAATTTAGCATATTTACTCATAATTAAAATCTCCTTAAATTGAAATATTTTCACCAAGTCTATTTAATTCTTTTTTGGCAATTTCTTTTTGCTCAGAATCTTTGTTAAAGTGATAATCGCATAATAAATGCTCTATGTACCATTCCAGCAAATCATTCTGATTCTTCATCTCATTAAATGACATTTCTTTACATAAATTGCATAATGTCTCTATATGCCACTTTAATGGAAACCTAGGCGGACTTGGATAAGGTTCATAACCATCTGAGCTACATGGCATAATCAAATCTCCTCAAACGTAATTTATTCATCATTTTATATTTTTCAATTTTTTGTAACGGGTTAAAGCGCGTTTTTTCATAATTATTTTATTTTTTTGATAATATTTTTTTCTATATTCTTTCATTCGTTTTTTTATTTTTTCGCTTGAACGATATTTTTTGTCTGATTTCTTTTTCTTTTCCGGATTTTTTTTAATTGAAACGCATTTATACTTATAATTGCATTTCTTGCATGCAGCACCTATCCCATCTTTTCTACTTTTATCTTTATAAAATAAATCTAAAGACTTTTTAATTTTGCAGGATGCGCATAACTTTTCTTCCACTTCAAATCTCCTCAAATTTCTGCGTATCAAGGTTTATACGGGTGATTTTTTTAACGTACTCCAAAAAACATTTATCTACATCACCTGATGATCTATTAGATAAGTCTGTTGAAACACAAATTAATGAATCTCCATTAGATTCTTTATGTATTCCACAAAAAAATCCTATCATTTTTGATTCAGTATGAACGCAGTAATCAACAATAATTGCATCACCTTTTTTAAGCTTCGAAAAGTCAGGCCGTTTTTTGACAGAATAACGCCAATGTGTTATATACCCTTGATTAAATATAATTTTATCTTTTGGATCTACAAAACAAAACCCAGATATGTGCGATGAATAATCAAAAATACCACTCCTACATTCGTAATCATCCACGCCAAATCTAAACCTTACGTCAATAGATCTTTTCATGGCTGGCATAGCGTCTTTAATGCTTACCCACTCATTCTCTTTCATGTTTATTCTCCATCATGTCTACAAGGTTTAATATTGGAATTCCCATAAACCAAGGTTGGTGATAAATTACCGTTGTTTAAATTTTGAATATAAAGATGCCCCCTAATGCAAACTGTGTTATAGCAATAATCACTTGGTGGGAAACATCTTCGGTCATTTAGCTCAAGAGCTTTTGCTTCATGAAACCAAACTGCCACCACACAAATACCAATCACAAAACAAAATATCAAAATGTCCTCGAAAGTTTCACGGCTCATTTTGGCTCTCTCCTAAATTTTCCATGGCATCTTTTATATTTTCTTCTAGTTTCATTGATCTTAAAAAATAAATCGGGTTTTTCTCGCATGCATTGGCAAGGTTCATTACATGATTTACTACCAATTGTATGATTACATGAGTCAAAATTGTTAAGTTTCTTTCTAACGATAAGTTTTTATTTTTAAGTTGAAGAGCAAACTCATGTTTTAAAAAATCTAATGTATTAGATGTGATTTCATTGACTAATTCGTAAATTTCCTCACTGTTCATTTTTGCTCTCCATCGTTATATTTTTCCTGTTGTATTTTATTATAAATTTCTTCTCTATGAACAGAAACTTCTTTAGGGGCGTTGATTCCAAAACGGACTTGGTTGCCTTTAACCCCAAGCACTTTAATAGTAACATCATCCCCAATCATTAGCGTTTCATCGACACGTCTGGTTAAAACTAGCATAATTTCTCCATAAATTTAAAGTTAATAACTATAAAATTGATTTTATTACCAAAGATTCCGAGTTTTCAAGGTATACTCCCGGAATAAGTTTCCCATTCTGTATATCTTTTTTTATTAAGTTTTTATCTATACACGTTTCTACCCTTTGCTTTACATACTCAGAAGGTATAGAAGCCTCATCTTCTATTATTGTTTTTGGCGGGTTTTTTCTTATTGATACGTCTATTATTGGTGATGTTATTGATTTTTTATTAATTTTATTCATGTTCATTAGCACGTATTGCTTTATTGATTTAGACTTATTTTCTAGCTTCATTATTTTTTCGCTCATCTTTTCTTTTATGAATCTTTCCTGAGTTTTCATATCTCTAATTTCTGTTTCAAGATTTATTATATACTGGCAAATGTGCTGAGCCTTTACTTCAAACTTTTCCTGTATACCTTCCATAAGCCTATCCATATCCTCAATAGGCAAGCTTCCATCATCTGTTAGGTCGTAAGACTCAAAAGCTTCTATATACGCATCACTTAGTTCTAAGAGCTTCATATTTTCCTCTCCTTAAAATGGGATATCGTCGTCAAGGTCTTTTTTCGGGGTTGATGACGCAAATGGTTCACCAAGAAAATCAACAACCTTATTCTTGTCTGGGTATTTACCAGATTCATCTATTTCTATCGAAACTCTTGCAACCCCTTTTTTGCCAACTAATGCCTTTGGATTGATGTCACCTCTCTCATAATCTGCCCCAACACCAATGGAGTAGCAAAAGTGCCTTAAAAGAAACTCAAAGTTTGGGTTATCTGTTAGTAAATATGCTTTCACAAATCCTGTCTTGCCTTTGATTGTTGAGTGTTCAAGCTGAAGATCAAGCTCAAGCATAGGATTGCCTGTTCTTGATTGTTTCTCGTTTGCCGAGGTTACAGTAAATGGATAATCTCCCTTATCAAACAATCTTTTCACTTGTTCCTCAGACTTTGGCTGAAACTTCATGGTTTTCCCCTTCGTAGTAGTTGATCATTGAGTTTTTAATAGCAAGTAAATCATTATCTATATGTAAATCCTCGAACATCCCGCATGGTGATTTTGCTATATGACTCCCATCATTTTGCGTGATAAACTTAAACTTTCCATCAACGATAGATGTGTGCATAACTGTTGTAAACATCCCTTCAAGAGATATCTTTTCGTCAAGCATCTTCCCTATCGTTTTTATCTTCATCTTTCCATTATCCCCAAGCTCTGAATGGGAAAGAATAAAAATAAATAGGTCATCACGCATTTTTAAGCATTCATCAACGATAGCAAAAGCATGTTGACCGATCTCTGTAAACTTATTCCATCCATTTTCAGATGCACGGCGCATAAATTCATTTGCCATGACATACTGAAAATCATCAATAACGATGTTTTTAATATGTTTTGCCAATTCATTATTATTTATTCCCTGAAGAGTTTTTAAAATTTTTGAGTAGTCATCTGTGCAAATATAGTTTTTCTTATCAGGAGAGTAATTTTTATTAAACCCTCGGAATGGCATTTTTTTCCCAATGACGTTTATTATGTATGTTTCTTCTGGAGGAAGATTTTCTATGCTTGTGCTCTTGCCTGTGCCAGATTCACCGATAATAAGCGTCAGGTTAGACATTAATTACCCCTCCCTCTATTTCGCTATAGACTATTAATTGTAGCTTTTGCTTTCTTATCTCAAGGTCTTTCATTCTTTCATTATGTATAATTTTTTCTTTCTTTATTTCGTCATATACTTCATTGAGTGAATTTGTTGCAACCCACGCACAGAATGTTTTTCTGATTGTTTTTTTTCTATGATTTCTCATTTCGTCAATAATTGAATTATTTTGTTTCGACTCACTTAAATGTTTATTTATACGATTAAATATGCCCATGATTTTACCCTCCTAGTTTTTTAAAAATCACTCTTTGTTCAGATATTAAAATTATTCTTTCTATTTAACTTTTTTCTTCGTATCTTTTTTCTCTGTCTCTTCATTAAGTTTTCCGCTCAGGATCAGCTCTGAAAGAGAAGCTGCGAGCTCAGATTTACCAATAAATTTCTGTGCATTATTGTGAGATTCATTTTTTGCCATATTTAAAATCTGCATGATTTTGTCCATGCTTATAGACTTTTTACTTTCTTTTTTTGTTTCTTTTAATTGCTTTGTTGATTTATTTTCTTTAACATCTTTGACTACTTCTGTATTTTTCATCTGAAATTTCCTTCAATAGAGTTGGGTTAAATTAAAAACTTAAATTCATTGTTATTCATTGAATTGCATCATAGTGCATCAAAAATAAGTAGTCAACTATTTTTTTGCATTTTTTAAAAAAAAATTTGATTTTTGTCTATTCCATGGTAATAATTGAAGGGGGTAAAAATCGTACCCTACATTTTACCCTTAACTACAAAGGAGATGTTTATGGAAACAGTAGAAAGTGAAGTTTATATAAACGATGACAATAAAAAACTAAGATGGAGAGAGGTAATGAGCATGCTCTTTGGGGCTTTTTTTCAATCTGAAAAAGGTGATTGGCTTATCACGCCAGCAAAAATTGCCGTTATTTTTTTAGGGGAAAGAGACAAAAAAACAGAAGTTATAAAAATAATAGACGAAAAATCATCGGAGAACAGTCAAATTGGGATCAGGGAAGGTGAAAATATTGATATTGTTTTTCTACAATCAATAATAGATAAGGTTGCGCAAGACAAAGAAGACATATATTCCTTCAAAACATATATATGCCTTCATGACTATTATCGTGACAAACTAAATCCTAATAAATCATAGATTTTGATGCAATAGGCGGGTAAGAGGCCCGCCTATTACTTTGCGGGATAAAAATTAAATGTATCTATAGTTATATTGATATTTATAGTATCGATCTTTATTGCTCCATCTCCTTTAATTTTTGAATTATTTTCTGTGTTTTTTATATTATCTAATGCCAAAGCTTTCAGTATTTTTGGAAGTTTGTAAGAGAATTTTGTCACCTCATTTTCTATTCTTTGAATTGTTGTCTGATCTGTCTCCACAAGGGTAGCCAATTTTTTTTGTGAATAACCTTTCCCTTCTCTTGCTGCCCTTATCACTTCACCCAAACCTTCTTCGATTCTCATATTGGTGCTTCCCCTTATATTAATAATGAATAATTTATGCTTGAAATTGCTTTAATTCTTGTCCCAAAAAAAATTATATTAATTTTCAAAAAAAATTTTGTCAAATATATTTTTAAAATTATCCAAAAAATATTGCATTTATGCGCATCAGATAATATGATGCGCATCAGGTGCATCAATATGCATTCCCGCAAAATTAATCAATTAAAGAGGCTTACCATGCCAAAAAAAACCCTAGAGGATCGACCAAAAAAGTCGCTTTTATCAGCAATTTCTCACTTTGGAAGCGTTTCTAATTTCTCAAATAAGCTTGGAGTAAAATCACAGCTTGTCTATATATGGCTTAGCGCATACGAAAAAGGCAACCTTCCTAAGGCAACCCCCCCAAAGCGGTGCATCATGATCGAAAAGATCACCAACGGGATAGTCAAAAGATCTGACCTTCGACCGGACATTTTTAACGAATCTGAGGGTGAAAAACTTACCCCAAAACAGAAAATTCAGAGGGTGATTGACCTTGCAAAAGATGCCCTAAATGACCTCTCAAAAGATGGAGGCTTGGGGTAAATGGCGAGAATCAGAACCGTAAAACCAGAATTTTGGTCAAGCGAGCAGATGATCGAATGCTCGCCATTGGCAAGACTTCTTTTTATAGGAATGTGGAATTTTTGCGATGACGGAGGAATCCATACCGCATCGTATGTCCGAATAAAAGCAGAAGTTTTTCCTGTCGACAATATCACAATCCCAGAGATCAAATCTCTAATTAATGAGCTTATTAGTCAAGGGCTAATTTTTGAGTACGAGCACTCGGGAAGCCTATTCTGGATGGTTACAGGGTGGGAAAGACATCAAAAAATAGACCGGCCAAATGCAAAATATCCCCCTCCTTCGAGCCAACTTTTAGAAGAATTTACCAGAAATAATTCGACGAGTCCTCGACGAATGCTCGACGAGTCCTCGACGAGTCCTCGACGAGTCCTCGACGAGTCCTCGACCCCGGAAGGGAAGGGAAGGGAAGGGAAAGGAAAGGAAAGGAAGGGAAAGGAAGAAACCATTAGCTCGGAGGCAAATTCTTTGCCTCACTCGCCCATCGTTCCGACAGAAGAAATCTTTATCTCGCTTTTGCTCATCGACGGATCTGAATTTCACGTCTGCGAACCAGTCGTTCAGAAGTACGAAAAATGCTACCCCGGAATCGACGTCCGGCAATCGCTCAGACAGATCTGTGCATGGTGTATTTCAAATCCCAAAAAGCGAAAGACCCGAAAGGGAATTTTAAGATGTGTGAATCAATGGCTTTCAACCAATCAAGACAAGTCTGGATTCATGAATAATCAAACATCTAACTCTAAGCCTCTAAACAACTTCGACAAGAACCAACTTGTTCTTGATCAGATTCTTAGAGAAGAAGATGAGAAACATGGTAAACAAAATTTAATTGAGTCAGGAGTAACTTATGATCACGACGGATAAAAAGAGTTTTGCAGTAGCTATGATTTCATGCTTCCAAAACTATCGGGCAAACATTGCGCCAGAAATGATTGAAGATTGGTTTAAAAGCAAATTGTTTGGATTTCCATTTTTTGTAGTTGAGAAAGCATTTTCTGAATATGTCGACAACTATAAAAATAAATTTCCTCCACAACGTGGTCAGATCATCTTGTTGGCTTATCAAATAATTTCTGGAAAGAAGTTAGAGGAAGTCCAAAAAGACGGATGCTCTAACTTGATAGTTGGAGTTAGATGTGGTGAAGAAATTTTTATCCACTCGTGCTGCGAAAGTTGTTATGACGCAAAACGTCCAAAAAATCACACAGACCAGATTCGTTCTGAAAGACTTAGAGACTGGATCTTAAAAGCAAATGAGGCTGGATGCTGGGAAGAGCATGACGTCGCCGAGTGGTCAAAAGCCCGAATGGGAGTTTATGCACTTGGCCAGCTGGTTTTAGGTCTGGAAAGCAAAAACAGGGAAACCTCACAGGAGACTGCGTAAGGCGTTTTAATGTCGTACCCGCTGTGTAGGTATTACTTTTCAAAAATAACGTCACCACGATGAAATTTGGTGGCAATAATTGGGTGTTTCAGGGTGTGTTTAGGACAAATAATTACATTTGTTCAAAATTATGCCAAAAAAGTAAAACTTTTGGGTGAATAAAGGGGGTAAAAATTGGCAGATAAGCAAAGTGGGTTCGTATCAAAAAATAGGGGGTTTGAACGTCAATGCAAAAATTGTCTTTCTTTCAAAAATATACAAAAGTTTTTTAGACGGTTTAATAAATGTTCGTGGCATGTTTGCAATGAATGTTTTTTAAAAGAGGGGAAAACAAAAGATGATTAAGATCAGCGGCCATGAGTTTGAGTTAATGAGCGATATGGGTGTAGCTAAGGAGTATCTATGTTCTAAGTGTAGAGCAAAAGCTACTCTAAATATCAGGATCCCAGAGGACTTTAATATGTATGTCAAAGGAAAAGAGAAGAAAGGATTGTATGGTTCATGTGCAAAGGAGAAATTAGTTTATGCGTATCGTTAACCCAACAGAACATCAGATACAGTGTGCGATTGTTGAGTGGGCGAATATTGTTGATTCTCCATATGTTCATTCAACTAAAGATCTTATACATAAAAAGATAGGAGACTTTTTAATAAAAAATGCTAATGAAGGGAAAAGAAGCTGGGCGCAAGGGAAAAAAATGAAAAAAGAAGGATTAAAGAAAGGTGTATCTGATTTGTTTTTAGCTATCCCAGCCAGTAATTCGGCAGGCTTGTGGATTGAAGTAAAAACTATAAAAGGAAAAATTTCAGAGTCTCAAGAAGAATGGCTTAGACTCATGAATTTTGCAGGGTATGGAACAGCACTTATTAGAAGTGTAGACGAAGGCATTAAAACCATTAAAAACTATTTGGGGATTAAATGAAGTTATGCGTACACCAATAAGCGAGTACAAGTTAAAAAGAAAGACTAAGGATTTTTTAAAGAGGGCGTTTGAGTTGAGAATTTATTCTATAGATAATATTTATGCACCGTCAGATGTTTTCGATGATCTGCTAGAATCAATAATACCATCTGAAAGGATTAATTTTATTGATTCAATTCCATATTATGGTAAAAAAATAGTAAGGTTAATTGAAAAGTAATTTTTTATAGAGGAGAAGTTTATTTATGCTGTTGAATCAGAGTCTTCAAATTCTAATGTTTTGGGACACAGAGAAAAGTCATTATGAAAATCATAGAACTTTAGCGAATGAATTTTATACATATCTTAACTGTTTTACAGAAGCTTTTATTAACGAGGAGAAAGAAGTGGCTAAATTAAACGCTAAAAAACGAGATGGCCTGAAAGATTCTGAATTTGGGTTGCCAAAGAGTCGAAAGTATCCAGTAGACACAAAGGCAAGAGCTGCAAACGCTAAAGCAAGAGCCACGCAACAAGTAAAAAAAGGAAAGCTCAGCGAGTCGAGCAAGAAGAAGATTGATACAAAGGCTAATAAGGTATTGAAGAAAAGAAAATAATTCTTTAATAAGTGTTGACATCGTATAGCTATACGGTTATTATTCTTTTGCGGATGAGATAAAAAATTAAAGATAACAAAAACATTCTACTCTCAAAAAGAGAATGAATACTAAGTTAATAATAATCATCCACTTTCACTTTATATAAAGGAGTCTATTTATGAACGAAATTGACGAGTATTCAGAAGAACAAATAAATTTTAGGATGAGAAAGAGTGATGCAAAAATAATGGCTAGGAGATGGATTTTTAGCGATGCTAAGCTTATTTATCCTCAGGTGCCTGAAGAAACCGTAAAGGATTTGCAGATAAAAACTCTTTTTCAATTTTACAAGGCGACAAAAAATAATATTAATTTGAACACATCTCTGGGAGAGTTGGAAATGATATATAAATCTAAGTATATGTCTGAATATATCGCATCACAACCTTCTAAGGCGCATGAAGGTGAAACCCATATAGTTATGAGGTGATTAAATGATTGATAAAGAAAAGTTTGATTTGTTTTCAGAAAAGATGTTTCTCATTATGGATAAAACCATAAGGGAAACAAATGAGAGTATGGGATTTTCGATGCAGCTTACGGAATATGATAAGCGTCAAATAAAGCTGATGAAAGATCTAGTGAAATTTTCAATGGAAGCTGTTGTTGAAGAATTTGAGTCTGGGAGATTGAGTCCATGATTGATAAGGAAAAGTTATTAGAAGGTATTAATAATAAACTATTAACATTAGAGCAATATATAAAATCTGATTGCCCGCAAGATACAAGAGAATTTAAGATTGGGGGAATTATTTATTTAGGGGAGTTGTCATACGCGATTATTTTAGGAGAGTATGACTCATGAAAGTTTACGCAGTTTATTCTATTCCGAAGAGTCCTGAGTATAGGCTTGAAAAATTGTTCAAAACTAAAGAATTGGCCAAGGCTTTTATTGAAGAGCAAAAGTCAATTACTACTGTTTGCGAGAATTGTCTTGTTAATATAAGAAAGTATTCTCATTATTCACAGTTTGATGATCATTTTGAGGAATGCGATTGCAGTTGTCATAATCCTTCGTATGCTAAGCAAGAAACAATTTATGATCTTCAAATAGAGGAGGTGGTAGAATGACGAGTGACAGAAAAGTATTGGATGCAAAATATAGGCAGTCCAGAAAAGATAAAGGCTATATCAGGATTCATAAATGGATTCCAACGGATTTT